AAAACTTTCAAATAGCATTACCGAAAGAGCGTAGTGTGTATAGCAACAAAGAAAAAAAGTGGAAACAGTTTGAATATCCAAAAGAACTAGGCAGGCTTAAAAACATATTTGACTGGAGAGCTTATGCTGAAGAAAAGAAAGCTGACTGGTTTGATTATATAGATGAGGAGTTTAAACGTAGAGAGCAAGGTTTTTGGTTTAACAACAAAGGCAAGTCAACATACATAACAGGTACACACTATATGTATCTACAATGGAGCAAGATTGACGTAGGTGCGCCAGACTTTAGAGAAGCAAACAGATTATTCTATATATTCTGGGAAGCTTGCAAGGCAGACAAAAGATGTTATGGTATGTGCTACCTTAAAAACAGACGATCTGGTTTTTCTTTTATGTCATCAGCTGAAACAGTTAACCAAGCTACAATATCAAGTGATGCAAGGTTTGGTATATTATCTAAAACAGGAGCTGATGCTAAGAAAATGTTTACTGACAAAGTTGTACCTATATCAATTAATTATCCTTTCTTTTTTAGTCCTATTCAAGACGGTATGGATAGGCCAAAATCCGAGCTTGCATATAGAGTTCCAGCTTCTAAGTTCACTAGAAAGAAGATTACAACAAACGAAAAGCTAGAGGATTTAGAAGGATTAGATACAACTATAGACTGGAAAAATACAGGTGACAATAGCTATGACGGTGAAAAATTAAAGCTTTTAGTACACGATGAAAGTGGTAAGTGGGAAAGACCCGATAATATATTAAACAACTGGAGAGTTACAAAAACATGTTTACGATTAGGTAGTAGAATTATAGGTAAATGTATGATGGGCTCAACATCAAACGCACTAGACAAAGGTGGGGAAAACTTTAAAAAACTATATGGAGCATCAGACGTTACTAAGCGAAACAGAAATGGACAGACAGCGTCTGGCTTATATTCTCTTTTTATCCCAATGGAGTGGAACTACGAAGGATTTATTGATGAGCACGGAAGCCCAGTCTTCAATACTCCGGATCATGAAGTCTTCGATCCACATGGGGAATTAATAGACATAGGAGTAATAGACAGTTGGCAAAACGAAGCTGACGGTTTAAAAGGTGATCAAGATGCACTAAACGAATTTTACAGACAGTTTCCAAGAACCACTGAGCATGCGTTTAGAGATGAGACTAAGAACAGTATATTTAACTTAGTTAAATTATACGAACAAATAGATTACAACGAAGAAATGTCTAGAACATTAGGTATTACTAAAGGTAATTTTCAATGGGTTAACGGTGTAAAAGATTCAACAGTAATATTTTATCCAGATCCAAAAGGTAGATTTAAAGTAAGCTGGGTACCACCAACAAATATACAAAACAAAGTTGTAATTAAAAATGGTGTTAAATGGCCTGGCAACGAGCACATGGGTGCTTTTGGTTGTGATAGTTATGATATATCAGGAACTGTAGATGGTGTAGGTTCTAAAGGTGCATTGCACGGGCTAACTAAGTTTAGCATGGAAGACGCACCAGCTAATACATTTTTCTTAGAGTATTTAGCAAGGCCACAAACCGCAGAGATGTTCTTTGAAGACGTTCTAATGGCGTTAGTGTTTTACGGGATGCCTTTACTTGCAGAGAATAATAAACCTCGTCTATTGTACTATTTACGAAGACGTGGTTACAGAGGTTTTAGTATGAATAGACCTGATAAAATATGGAACAAATTATCTGTAGCAGAAAAAGAAGTTGGTGGTATACCTAACTCAAGTGAAGATATAAAACAAGCTCATGCCGCTGCGATTGAAATGTATATACAAAGCCACGTAGGTATGGCACAAGATGGTACGTTTGGTAATTGTTATTTTAACGAACTACTAAACGACTGGGCAAAGTTTGATATTAACAAAAGAACAAAGCATGATGCGTCTATAAGCTCAGGACTTGCTATAATGGCTAACAACAGGCATTTATATAGACCAAATGCTAAAATAGAAAAACCAAAACTAAATATAAGTATTGCTAAGTATACAAATAATGGTAGTACATCTAAATTAATTAAAGAATAAATATGGCAGAGTCTGTTATAAATAATTATTTTCCTTCTCAAGTTGTAAGTGACTTAGAAAAAATAAGCTATGATTATGGCTTAAGAGTAGCTAAAGCTATTGAATCAGAGTGGTTTTACACTGATAGAGGTTCTAATAGATATAGAACTAATCATAATAATTTTCATAAGCTAAGACTATATGCTAGAGGAGAACAGTCAATACAAAAATATAAAGATGAATTATCTATAAATGGTGATTTGTCTTATCTTAATTTAGATTGGACACCTGTACCTATTATACCTAAATTTGTTGATATAGTTGTAAATGGTATTGCAGAAAGAACATATGATGTAAAAGCTTATTCACAAGACCCATACGGTGTTAGTAAAAGAACGGAGTATATGGAGTCTATGTTAAGAGATATGAGATCAAGAGAGTTTAACGATTTTGCTCAAGAAAACTTTAACATGAATACGTATGAGAATCCTAAAGAAATTTTACCAGATACAGAAGAAGAGTTAAAGTTACATATGCAGCTTAGCTACAAACAAGCTGTTGAGCTTGCTAATGAACAAGCTATTAACACTATAATGGAAGGTAATAGATACGAGCTAACTAAAAAACGTTTTTATTACGATCTTACAGTTTTAGGTATAGGAGCTGTTAAAACAGATTTTAACACTTCAGAAGGTACTACAGTAAAGTATGTAGACCCAGTAGATTTAGTTTATTCTTATACTGAGTCACCATACTTTGATGACATATACTATGTTGGTGAAGTTAAAAGCGTGCCAATAAATGAACTAGTAAAACAATTTCCACATCTAACGCACGAAGAGCTAGAAGATATAGTTAAAAACAAAGGTGTTTACCAAAGTAATTATAATAGAACTGGTAGTAATTTAAAAGAAGAAGACAATAATAAAGTTCAAGTTTTATATTTTAATTATAAAACATATATGAACGAAGTTTATAAAGTAAAAGAAACTGGTACTGGTGCTGATAAAATACTACCTAAAGATGATACTTTTAATCCACCAGAAGATGTAGATGGATTTTCAAAATTACACAGGTCAATTGAATGTTTATATGAAGGTGCTTTAATACTAGGTACTGACAAACTCCTTAAATGGGAAATGGCTAAAAACATGATGAGGCCTAAAAGTGATTTTACTAAAGTAAAAATGAACTATGCTATTGTTGCGCCACGTATGTATAAAGGTCGTATAGAATCTTTAGTAAAACGTATTACTGGTTTTGCTGATATGATACAGCTTACACATTTAAAACTACAACAAGTGTTATCACGTCTAGTTCCAGATGGTGTTTATTTAGATGCTGATGGTTTAGCTGAAATAGATTTAGGTAACGGTACAAACTATAATCCACAAGAAGCTTTAAACATGTTCTTCCAAACAGGATCTGTTATTGGTAGATCAATGACTGCTGATGGAGATATGAACCCTGGTAAAGTACCAATACAAGAAATACAATCAGGTTCTGGTGGGCAGAAAATGCAAAGTTTAATTCAAACATACAACTACTACATGCAAATGATCAGAGATACTACTGGTCTTAATGAAGCTAGAGACGGTAGTATGCCAGATAAAAATGCTTTAGTAGGCGTGCAGAAATTAGCAGCGGCTAATAGTAATACAGCAACAAGGCACATATTACAGTCTGGTTTGTTTTTAACTTCTGAAGTTGCGCAATGTTTATCACTTAGAATATCAGACATACTAGAGTATTCACCAACTGCGGAGGCTTTTATACATCAAGTTGGCGCTCATAATGTTGCAACGTTAGAAGAGATAAAAGAATTACATTTATATGACTTTGGTATATTTATAGAGCTAATGCCCGATGAAGAAGAAAAACAAATGTTAGAAAATAATATACAAATGGCATTACAGCAAAAATTAATAGAACTTGCCGATGCTATTGATCTTAGGGAAATTAAAAATATTAAACTAGCTAATCAGCTTTTAAAAATACGTAGAGAAAAGAAAATAGAAAAAGACCAGAAGTTGCAAGAAAGAAATATGCAGATGCAATCAAAAACAAACCAACAAGCAGCACAAGCAAAATCACAAGCTGATATGCAAGCTAACCAGCAAAAAGTTCAAGGTGAAATACAGCTAGAACAAACAAAAGCAGAGTTAAAAATTCAACAACTTCAGCAAGAGTTACAAATGAAAAAAGAATTAATGGCAGCAGAGTTTGAATATAACATGCAGCTACGCCAAATGGAAGCTGAGGCGGTTGATAAAAAAGAAAATCAAAAAGAAAATCGTAAAGACGAAAGAACCAAAATTCAAGCTACACAACAAAGTGAACTTATAGATCAAAGAAATAATGGTAAAGCACCTAAAAACTTTGAATCTGCAGGTAATGATAATATAGGTGGCGATTTGAATATGGTTGGCAGTATGTAACAAATTATTAATTATTATTATATTATATTATGGAAGAAAACGTAGAAAACGTAGTTGAAGAAACTACACCTGAAACTGTAGAAACAG